TTCGCACATCTTGTTGTCTGATTATTGATTTTTCGCGAAACCATTTGATCATATGACAAGATGTGTATCCACCTTAACTTAATGATTTTTACCAAAATCATTAGGGGATTCATCAGCGCGCAGGATAAATGCCGTTATGACCCGGCAAAATATATGCTACCCATTCATCTTGCGTTGCCTGTTCCGCCGCCTCGCGCAGTTCTTGATAGTTAATTTTGCTCACTGGTTGCCCCCTGAATACGCTTAAACTCGATTACCCACACCCAAGGATTAGCGTTCCAACTATCTTCGCCATAAATTGATTTCCATAGGCTACGGAAACTTGGGTAATGCTTATCGCCAATGAGGGTCGATTCTGTTGGTGCGCCCTCAGCCCTTGCATCGCATTCGCTGATATCGTTCAACCGCTCAACGCGCACGTTGGTAATTTCCAGAAGAATGCGCGATGCCCAGCGCGGCATGTGAATTGATGGACACCACCCGCCATCAAATTTTTCATTCACAGTGTGAGGTTTCCAGTCGGCATCATCGGGTATCGACCACAAGCCGTAATCACCCGGCTTTTGCTCACAACTGGCCCGATAAATCCTTGCTGCGTTCTTCTCATCGCCACGACAAAGGTTGTCGTTCCAGTCCACACTGCAACCATCCTCATTGCCTAATATCGCCCACGCCTCACGGACCCATATGCGATCACCAACGTTACCGAACGGGCATAAACCATGTTCAGGTGCATCCATAACGTGGGTATAGACACCATTGCGTTTCTTTGTCGGTTTACGGATAACCAGGCAGTTATCGGCCCTGACATTTTTTACAGGTCGGCGAGTCTGCGTCTTCCTTCCTTCGAGGATGGCCCTGACCATCTCATCGTTAAAAATCATCCCGCGTTCTTTCATTTTTTGATCCACCTCATCAGTTATTGAAAGTGATCACTCCGCGCTCGATGGCGAAGTCAAAAAGCTGGTTAGCGGCTACGTAAAGGCGTATGCCATGTGCTTTTTCCCATGCCCGGACATCGTTTTCTGCGCTTCTGGCGCAGTCATCGCAAAGAGGAACAGCCCAGCGGTCGTGTTCGTTTAACGAGCGGGCGCGGTATATGAACGGGTGGTTAACTTTGCCACCGCATCCGATGCACGGACGAGAAACTACAAACCGGAGATAAGCCGGGCTTTTACCGAGGACCGCTTTTGGTCGGCGCATATAAAGCAGGCCGGAATCCTCATCTACAGACAGGTTGACGATCTGCTCTGCGGTTATGTCCACCAGCTCGCGGGTACTGTGCTCCCAGGTGATATCTGATTCTTTCAGCGTACCGGTAGGGATTTCAGTTTTTGGCTGACAAAATGCAATGCGACCGGCTTCATCTGGCAGCTCATCTTTCAGATTCCGGCGAATGGCCCAAAAAGTGAGTTCAACCATGCTCAGATCGCGTTCTGGCGGTAGTTTTAACTCGCTCGCAGCCCAGTTCATAACCCAGTTGGCACGATTCAGGGATAACTGGTCGTCCAGCTTGCTGTACCCCTTCATCATGTATTCCGCATCATGCTTCCAGCACAGGCGAACGGCAGAGCCGTTATAGAAATGAGTGGTTAGCTGGTGGCTGCAATCGCGCTTATCGTGCGCCTGGCAATCGTGGATATTGGAACTTACCCAATGAACAAGCGAATCTTCACCGCCCAACGCGTTAAATACGCGCTCGCTTTGAAAAAACGGTTTCAGAGACTGGTTGGCAACCAGCGAATAATTCAGATCCACTACGCCATCTGGCGTGTTTTCAGCCTGTTCACGCGGAAGTGGGGAGATAATGAAACGGCGACCTACGCCAATGTAGTTACTGGTGGGCTTGTCTACCGGAAAGACAGCCACACCAGCTCCGTTTACGAAATGAGGTGTGATTATTGCACTCATAATGTATACCGACTCTGTTTTGTTCCGAGCGGTAAAATAATATGTTAGAAAACTAAAATCAATGTTCTAACACATTTTGAGTGCGTAAATGATTTGATCAGACTTTAAGCTGCCCTCCCTTCACCTGCATTAGCGTCAGATTTCCGCAAAAAACCGCGCCCGTGTCTATGTAGTGCTGATTCCAGTATGCTTTTGGTCTTCGTACCGGTGTGTGCCCAAAGATAAAGCGATCTGCGCCTGTGATTTCTCCACCAATGCCATCTATCGAATCACCGACGCGACTGCGCGACCAGACAACATCAAAAAGCGACACATCCTTACCGAACTGGTACTCTCCACCTGGATAGTCGGCATGGGCTATAACGATAGTTTCATGCCCGGTGTTCAGCTCAATGATATAGGGCAGACGTCTTACCAGCTCCACCAGCGCCCTGGCTAATATTTCCTGATCAGTGTCCAGCATGAAGAACCATTGACCGCCATTCATTAGCCAGTTATTCACGTTGCCATCTGGACTTAACGCATCAATCATCAGCCGCTCATGGTTCCCCATCACTGCCCTGAACCAGGGCATCTGCAATAGTTCCAGACATTCAACATTTTCAGTACCGCGATCGATAAGGTCGCCGACCGATATCAGTAAATCCTGCGCCGGGTCAAAATCCACACGATGGAGTTCGGACATCAGTCTGGTGTAGCAACCATGCAGATCACCAACAACCCAGACATTCCTGTATTTGGTACCGTCGATACGGCTATATAAATTCACTTCATGCAGAGCCTGGATCATGCGGCAACCTTCTCCCGCAGCCAGATACAAACTGGACCATCTTCAGTGTCATGAATAGAGCCAACAAACCAGCCTTCACCCTCTGGTCGCTCCGGTTCCCAGGCGGCAATATCGGGACCAGATGCGTCCAGATCAAAATCATCTTCATCCATACTGCGAATAGTCCACTGAAGATTATTTTCCTTCATCCAGGCGTCAAATTCCTCAGTGGAAATATATTCACGACCTGCGCAAAACTTTTCATACTCCGGATGTGTCCAGCAGCCATATTCATCACGTTCTACCGGCATTTCTTTAATTGTGCTCACTCTTCATCCTCCAAGTCGGCAACGGCATCCATCACATCAGAACCGCGTATAACCTCAAAAGCACGGCAGGCCATTTCAAACACCTGTTGTTCTTGCGGATGCGGTGACTCCCAATACTTAAAACCAGGTCGATGCTCGTAACCCATCATGGAATAAAAATCGCCAGCAAGTTCAATCGCGGCATCAACAAGTTCGCGATTTGTCATCGTCTGTTCTGTCATTTGGTTTTCTCCTGTCTGAACATCACTATCATCAGGTCGCCTTTTGTCGCTATCTTGGCTGTTGTGCCTGGCTCAATGCGGCTAAGTTCAAATGCGTCATAGAACGCCTCCAACGCTTTCTGGCGTTTTTCCTGTTTGCGGCGCTTTCCCCACTGTTTTAGAAAAACAGAAGCCGCCCACTTCCCCGCACTGAACATGATGTAAAACCAACCGAGAAGTGCCAGACCGGTATTTAGAGCCGTATCGATCGTTATCGTGGTGTCGATATTCACTGTGGTGGCTCCTGCTTTTCTGCCTTTAATACCATGCGAGAACCATCATCCAGCTCCCAATTAATTTCACCGCCTTCAGCCATGACTAGATGCCAAACGAGTTGTGCGGCCTCGTTGGTAACATCACGACCGCGATCATTGCCGACACGACGTTTTGTTCCATCCCCTAAGTCACGCATTTTTGCCAACACGATGGTTTTTGATAGCGGTGAAAAACCAAGCTGTAGTCGTGCGGTATTACTCACCGTTTGCCTCCTTTTCGAAGCTGGGCAGCGAACCTATCAGCTGCATCCGCGCAAGCAGAAGCAACGGAATCAAAAAATGGATCATCTCCGGTATCGCGCATCGTCAAAGCGAATGCCTCCACCCCTTGTGCCTGTATTTCTACAAGGTATGCCTTAGATGTAGTGCTTTTCGCCCCGCCTAATTCGTTATGAGCGATGTTCGCTATACATGCGATGTCTATATCTGGATGATTAATTGGGCAATGGCTAAGAATTGCCTCAAGAGCTGCTTTTTTGCTTTGGCATTCCGCCACCATCGCCCCGCAATTGCTTTCATATTCGGCAATACGCTGTTTAGCAGCCTCCAGCTCAACACGCAGCTTCTCAAGCGTTAGAGCCATCTCCATGTTCTCGTCCAGCAGTTCAATCACATCAGGATCGCTATCATCAACTACTGTTATGCGCGATTTTTTGTAATGCTCGTCAGCATAAGTTCGTCCAGTTTTGAAGCATCCGTCGTCCTCCATGCCGGAACAGGCATAAACAACATGTGATCCAGATATGCGCTGCATTGACATTTCCTCGCCACAAACAGAGCATTTAGGCGCTGGTTTCGGTGAAAAACGTTCACGTAACGTCTGATAATAAAGCTCGCTCACTGGATGACTCCTTTACGAAGCTGTTCGGCGATATCTTCGAGAACGCCATCAGAGAATGAGCGATCAAAATCGCCTTCCGGCGCATTAGCCATAAACTCAGTAGAGGTAAGAATCATCCGGGCAATATCCGCGGCGTTCTTCGCAGTATCATCAATAAAACCAGCTTTCCAGGCAGCCAGCATTCTGTTCGCCACAAAATAAGCGCCTTCCTTGCGTGCTTCAGTCTTCCCTTCAGCCATAAAAGCATCGGTGGCTGGGGTTTCGCTGTGGTGCAGAGCATCGTTGATAATCATTGCAGCAACTCCGGCCTGCCCTGCATCCGTGACCGACACATGCTCAAGAGTTACAGCCATTGCATGTTTCAGCCCAACATTCTCCGCCGCCAGCGCCGAGCGTTCTTGCTCAAGTCGGGAAATTTCCGTTACATACTCAGCGTTACGCTCTGCCAGTTGTGCGGGCGTTAAACCTTCAGACTTCATACACTCTCCTTTCGAAATAAACGTACTGATTAATCATGCCCAGGGGCATTTCGAGTTTTTCCGCGATCTCACGGCGGGGAACACCACACTGATGAAGCTGCCGTGCCAGTTCTATATCGCTCTGCCGGTATTTGGCTGACTGGTGAAAGTCACCTTTCAGAATCATGCTGATCCCAAGCTCTCGCGCTTTAGTCCTGATGGCATCACCGGTACGACCGATCAGCTTCCCAATACTCTCGACCGTCATAGTTCCGGCGCACTGGCGGAGTATCATGATTTCTGCCCTTCCCCATCCCCGCCAGCTCACGCAGAACTCCTTCTAACCAAAAGAACGCCATCTTCAGAAACAACGTTGCAGGACTTCAGGTAATTCATTGCCTCTTTCGGTAATGGATTCTTTGGATCGGCGTTTTCCAGGGATTTCGATAACCTCATGATAAATTTGATCATTACCTTCTGGCGGAGCTTGTGCTCATGAGATAAAGAAAGGTAATAGGAAATGGTATGGGCTAAACGCTCACGAAGCTGTTCTGTGCCGTGATATACAGCAGCGATATCACGCAGTGCATTGACCAGTTCCCGGTAAATATGCGGAGCAACCTGGCATTCAATGTTGGTTGGTGACTCATAAATTACAGTCAGCCCCAGCTTTTCAGCCAGCGCGTGCTCTGCACGAGCACCAACCGAATCTTCCCATCGATTGAGCAAATAGATCGCATCAGCAGAACGCACCATTGCCAGGCAAATATCCATGTATTCACTCTGGCAAAGGCCACCAGGTAACACCGCTGGATTCAGAACGATATGCCCTTCAGCCATCAGCTCGCTCGCTTTCGCATTAAACGCAGCACGGTTGTAATCTGGATAACCAGTCATCGGCCCCGCGATGTAAATTTTCAAAACACGTTTCACCATCAAAATTTCCCCAAAATCGTGACGCAAAACATAAGCACTGCGAAAAGCTCAATACCAAGCTCAAGTAGCGCCAACGCCCCGAAAAACAACACATAGAACAGGCCAATTTCATTCACAGATGGCTGGTGGATCGCACTTAAAGCTATAAGCATCATGTCCTCCAAACAGTTATCAGGAATGATATTAATGTTTTGTGTTAGAAAATCAATTTTGAATATCTAACTATTTTGATCAATCATAGAAAAATCGCTGAAAAGTAAGAGGCAGCCATCATGCAGAAACAGAGCTATTGGGAGAAACAGAGACAAAAAGCCAAGCAAAAATTGGCTGACCCAGCCTGGCGAGAGGAACAAAGGGCAAAGCGCCTTCAACAAGCTCAACGCCAGCAGCAACGAGCGAGAGAAAAAGCCGCATCGCCTGAATATCGGCAAAAGAGAATTGAAAAAGCAAAGCAATATGACCAGCGGAGAAAAGAGAAAGCTGTATCCGCTCCGTCCAAAAAAACACGCACGTCACGCGGCCTGAAGGGCAGATCACTCACAGCCGATGAACGCCGGATACAGACCGCTATCGGTACTCTCCCCTGCATTGCCTGCCATATTCACGGGCAACATAGCCCAGTGGTATCCCTGCACCATATCTTCGGGAGAACGGCAGAGAACGCGCATAAATATGTCCTCCCTTTGTGTAAATGGCACCACCAGTACGCAGCGCCAGCCGAGGTCCGAGAACAATATCCCTGGCTGGTCCCTGTTCATGCTGATGGAAAAATAGGCGGAAAAGCAGATTTCATACGGCACAATGCCGATGAGATGGCGTTGTATCAGATGGCGATTGAATTGATAAATTAGTTTTCTAACATTTTAAGTTGAATTGTAAATTTCTCCGATGTACATTCACTACCGATTGGCACACCGGTCAACTTTTTGAGACAAACTGTTTAGTTTTTCGTATTATTGCCGCCGCTATACCTATGGCGGTGCAATATAGGTGGCTGAAAAGCCCCCGTTGACTCACGGTGTTCCAGCCTTTATTGCGCCGCCACCAGACCGTGGAACAGTCGATGGCGGCTCCGAAAGCAAGGAGTCACTACACTATGAACAGCTACTGTCTTTTCCCATCACTCGTTGTCCGCCACTCACGCGATAATCTGCATTCTTTACTCGCGCTGGGGGTGTCAAAATGACCGTTCGCTACCTCAACTTTCAAATCCAGAACATCACTGGCGGTTGCTATGACTGGTTTGTCACTCTCGGAAAAGAAGCGATCACCGGGAAGCTGGATGAAGTGAAAGCTAAAGCAATGGCCTACGCCTGCAAGCAAGCCCGGAAGAAATCCGCCAAAGCATAAAATACTGACTGTTGCGCCCTGGCATTATCGTGGGGTATATTTCTACGGCACCTTAGAAAAACGGGTGCCGGGATTGGAACCCCGGATAATGTCAAAGGCGACACAGACGCCGAAAGCGTCTTTTTTTGTGTCATGCCATCGCACAGCCATACGTAGCGTTTAGCTCAGAGATCAATGGTAGTGCTGGCTGGGCTGCCGAAAGGCAGGCCGGTTCCCTTTGACGCCGGTAGTTCCAACCCAGTCAGTGCTACCGCCATTGAGATTGGAACCTCACGCGGTAGCTCCTTAACTTAGTCAAAGGAGGCTGCCAATATGGCTACTATCCCTACCCCAACTCATTCTGAATTTATCTGGCGTTTCTATTCCTGCCAAAAACACCTGTATATCTGCGTCATGGCTGCTACCGAAGCAGAGGCGCGCTCATACCTTCCCGAAGAACCCTGCATTTTTGCTGCTCGCTTCACTCTTGATGCGATGGAGATCCTCAATTACTGGAATCTGCCGATGAACTGCGTGGAGGCGCACTGATGAATCTGTCCATCTCTCAAAAAGCGACAATGACCAGTATTGAGATCGCGGAGCTGGTAGGAAGTCGCCCAGATAGTGTGAAGAGAACTATCGAAACACTGGCTAAAAAGAGTGTGATCCAATTTCCACAATCTGTGGAAATTGAAAATAAACAATCAGTTGGCCCTCGTCGATTTTCCAAGGCTTACATCTTTGAAGGGCTTTGTTGAATAAATCAGATTTCGGGTAAGTCTCCCCCGTAGCGGGTTGTGTTTTCAGGCAATACGCACGCTTTCAGGCATACCTGC